AAATCTTTTCAGCTTGTTTCTTTGAGAAACGATAGCTTTCAGTTAAGCCACCCTTGCCTTTAGCCATAGCCTGAGGCGTAAGAAGTGCAGCAGAAACAGTTTGAGTTACTGGCTGTACAATCTTCTCGCCAACAAAGCTAAGTGCTGACATGGCTGGATTAATAATCCTGCCAAGAATAGGTTTCTTTGACCCTGCTTCAATTGCTCCCATTACTTTAGGGACAATTGCTTGTTCTGCTTTTCCTACTTTGGTGTTGTCTTTCTTAAACTTATCGACCTTGGAAAGTTTTGGTTCCTGAGTAGGGTCTTTGACTATAGAGGGGTCATTCCACCATTCTGTTAGGGACATTAGGTGTAGCCTCCTTAGCCGTTAGTTCCTCTAATAATGAAATTCGGTCATCGTCGGATTCAAAGGGGAACTTGGCTAAATCCCAAGCAACTGGAGCCATTTCAAATCCAAGATGTTCAAGGTTCTCTTCGAACTTCTTGAGTATCTTCATTCTGCTTGACTCCGTAAATACTTAACAAAAGCTTTCATAGTTCCAGATGATTCTGGAGAATCCGCAAACTGTGCCATCAATGGCATGTATTTAGCTAGCTTTGATAAATCTTTTAATTGATTATCAATTGGACTTTTTAATCCTAAGATTTCTCTACCAGGACCAGGACCAACGTCCACACCAGCAGTCACAGGTTCATCTGGACGCTGGGTGGGCGCTGTCAAAGGTACTACATTTGCCATTGGATTTAATTGTGGCATTTGTGGTGTAGGTGTTTTAGCCATTGGCGCACCAGCTTGCATATCTTGAAATTCCTTTTGCTCGCCATAGGCAGCATTAGGAAGTTGTTTTGCTCCCTGGCGGTCGGTTCGCTTAGCGAACTTACCTGGACCCGAAGGTTGCATCATTGACATTTATTTACCTACTTCTTTGGAATATTAACCTTTGTTCCTGACCAAATCATTGAACCCTGCTTGTACTTCTTCTTCTTCATAATTTCAGGGTTTGCTGCACGAATTTCTGATAAAGATAATCCTGCATTCTTTGCAATACCTGACAAGGTATCACCCTTCTTTACGGTGTATCTTGAATCAACTTTAGTTGTTGAGCCACCGCCAGTAGAAGCTACTGTTGGTCTTGTCTTAGAACCAGCCTTATATGCTGCAGTTCCTGGTACAAGTGATGAGCCATCCTTGCCGTAACGAAGTTCTTTAGGCTTGTTCTTCTTTTCAGCCTTTGCAATAAGAGCATTAAGTTCATCCATACGTTGACGGCGAGTCTTACCTACAACACCCAAGCTTGCTAGTGATGCAAGCTGAGATAATTGCTGTTGTGCTCCTTGTCGACCTGCAGTTGCTTTGCTCTTACCTTTACCAGTAATATCAGCAAGCTTTTGCTCAAGACGATTAATCTCATTAAAGTCTTTTTTGGTTGAACCTTTAGCTAAGCTAACTAATTCACCAGCGACTGCGCCATAAACTCCACCTTTACCAGCAGCTTTAATCTTTCTAAACTTTGGCTTTGTGTTCTTGCCACCCTTTGGACCTTCTGGATTAGCTGCTGCTTTTTTCTTAGCTTCTACTGCTTGCGGTGTTTGAGTTTTACCTTTAGCAGAATTAGCAAGAGCTTTATTCTTAGCAGCAACACGTGCCTTAGCCTCCTCTAGACCTTTAGCTTCATTCTTCTTTAGGTCTGCAAGAGTAGGACGCTTTGTGGTTGCAGCTTTTTCAGCCTTAAGTTTCTTTTCTAGTTCTCCACCTTTTGTAACTGGTGTATCAACTACTCTAAGAGGTTTTGTGCTACCAAACTTCTTGGTGTTTTTAGCAATTTCTTTATACGCTGCAGATTGTTTAGCAGAACCTGGCTTAGATTCTGCCCAGTTCTTACGTTCTGCTGGTGTCATCTTTGCCCATGCAGCCTTATTAGCTGCAGACTTCTCAGCACGAGTCATTGTCTTTGAAGGCGCAGGCTTCTTAACTGGCTCTTTTGCTGCAGTAACTGACTTGGATATTTCACCAAAAGTCTTAGTTGGCTTAACAGCAGCCTTTTTAACTGCAGCTTTCTTTACTGGTGCTTTCTTTTCGAGAGCAGCAGCAGGCTTTTTGACAGCAGCTTTTTTCGCTGGGGCTTTCTTAGCAGGTGCTTCCGCTTCTCCTGCTTTCTTGCCACCGTATTCGCCGAATTCATCTGCCATAGATTGACGGAACTTTTCAAGTTCCGCATTTCGTGTAGCGTTGTATTCAGCTTTGCTTAGATAAGCCTTCTTGCCAAGTTCTTTCTTGGCTGTATCTGCCATATCCTTAAGCGCTAGTCTATCTTCAGCAGTAATTTTGCCTGTGATGTCTTTACGTACAGCTTTTACTTTCCCTGGGAAAGCTTTCTTTGCTGCAGTCTTAGCGTCTTTCTTGGCTTGGCGATACTTATATGGTTTCTTCGCCATGATTATCCTTACTTAAGCTTTGTGTTGTTGCCCTTGATGCCTTTAGGTGTTGGAGCTTTTGCGACTTGACCAAGTCCTACGCCTTTGCCACCAGACTTCTTGCCTGAGTGTCCTGGGTGAACTGGAGCCTTAGCTGCCTTTCCTTGCTTTCCAAACATTTTTTCTCCTTATGCTGGTATTTGACGAGTTACTCTTGCTGCTAGATTGGGATTTCCCGAACCAGTTAGACCTGCAAGAAGTTCTTGCATTGGTGGTCTACCTTGTGGCATCTGTGGCATTCCGCCACCCATACCCATTGGTTGTTCTGGTTGCGCCATCTCTGGCGCTTGTGGTGCTTCTGGTGCTGGTTCTGGCTTGAACGCTCTGGCTACCGCATCTTCAAGCGGTGTGCCTTTCTTACGCTCTTCAATAACTGTCGCCATCTTTTCTACAATCTGCATCGGGTCTTGTCCTTGCGAAACCATTTGTGGTATCGCAGCAGCAAGTTGAGAGATAGATGCTTTCAATGAATCACGCATCTCTTCGATATCAATTGCTCGCTCTTCTTCTCCAGCGTTGAGCGAAATTGGTAAATTACGACGTAGCATTCCTCGTGAAATGAGCTTATCGCCACGTGCTTGCAGACCCCATACCAATGCTCGGTTAGGGTCTAAACCTGCCATCAATCCGTATTCAACTGTTACGCCGTAATTGCCGTTGATATCGATTGATGGTTTGTATTTTAATTTGTATGGAACTCCATTGGCTGTTGCAGATACTTCACGAGATAGTGCTGGGAAGTATGCTTCATCAGTAGCAAATGCAATAGAGATTGCTTCGCCAATTGCTTCACCAAGGATTGATTGAATAACTTTAATCTGTGAATCGAATCCAGCCATAAGTGCCTTGACACCTTGACCAGTAACGATAGAACCTTCTGCTTGTCCTGCACGTGCTTGAGGAAAGCGGGTTCCTAATTTCATTTCATCTGCTAGAACATTGTTCTCAGCAAATGCAAACTGTGGTACATCTAGATTTATACGACGTATTTTCTCAGGACTGTTCGAACGAATGACCGAATCAGGACCAACGGAAAGCTGAGTAACATCAGTGGGAAGAGCAAGAGGAGCTTCAACAGACTTTTGAACAGCCTCCATAGTGAGCAAAGCAAGACGCGCTTTTGCTGCGTACACTGGCAGAACATCGTCGAATGCGCCTCGTGTTTCGCCATCAAGCGAAGGACGCTGAGCAATCGCAACTGGGACTCGACCAATCTTGTTTGGTGTTTCGGCAAGAACTGCACCTCCGCGACTTGGTATAAACATTACGGTGCGATTCTTGTCAGTCCATCGTACAACTTCTAGAAGTTCATTACTATCGGTACGACCGAATGCACTTGTCTGTAAAATCTTGTCTGCTAGTTCTGGGAACTTGGCTGCTAAATCGCCAGCCTTACGATAATAAGAACGGCAATAGACAGATACTTCTCCGAACCTGTCCATGTCGTAATACGCACCCATAGAGTTTTCTACATGGATGTGTGGTCTTTTTTCCTTGAAGTTAGGTTCGACTCTGAAAATACAGAAGCCGTAAGTTCCTAACTGGTCTGCGCCACGCAGTAGCTCTGTTCCAAGACGAGATGAAGCAACATAATAATTTGCAATCTTAGTTCTCTTATCAGCCTTGGTACGCTGTGAATCATCAAGGGATGAATCTCCAGCAGCCGTTATGGTAGGTAGTACACCTGCCTGCTCAGAAACATCACGAGCAACCACGTCAATAAGGTTGGCGATGATAGGTCTAGACCATGTTCCCTCTGGGAACAAACCACGAAATACTTGGTCGGCGTTACCTGAACGGACCAAAGCAACTTCGCGCATGCGCTTATCGCGCTCAGCATTACGAGTCTTTAATTGCTCGTATGCATGTACAAGTTCTTTCATTATCACAATCTCGCTATTCGCTGTGCAGCAGCTAAATCATCTAGGTTAACAATGTACCTATCTTCAATTTGCTTCTGAGGTGTAAATTCGTTTTTCAAAAAGTTTGGCACATTTGCTGAAGTTAATAAAACATCGCGGGCTACGATTTCACAGAACCAGAGCGCCATCACAGCGTCCATCTTTAATCTCTTGCCTTGAACTCCTGGTTGCCAAACAACCAATTGTTCTATTAACTTTTTAATATGTTCATTACGTGAAGCATCTGGTAACTCAATTATGTTATCGCCAGCATGCTTCAAATTGTTATTGTTACCGTCACGTTTAATAACGGTTCCGAATAACGGAGCCAGAGAAGCTACACCAAACTCTGGGTCTTGTTTATTATTACCTGTGTAGTGGGGGCGGTAGTTAATACCGCGAGTAGACAAGAAGTTTCTAATCTCCTCGTCCTGGGTTAAGAAAAGCTGAAATGCGTTGGATTCAACGATGACAGTATGAGGCTTGTAAGCATCCGTCCATTCTCGAATCAAAGACCGAATCGCTGCAGGTGTGGGGCTGCTCATGACGTGAACGTCCATGACATAGCGCTTGTGTGTTCTGCGGTCGACTGCGTAAGCAACTGCTGCCGTGTCACCAGACATGGCTGGGTCTATACCAATAATGCGATAGAAGTTCTGTGCATTATCAGGATGACCCGCAGCGCCTGCAACCAGCGCACCCGATTTTCTCATTCCATTAACTGCGCCTCTGACGCACATCGGGTCGAAGATTGCATTTTCTGCGATATCGAGGTTCTGGTAAACCAAAGACCATTTGGAGGGACCAGCCTCATTGCGGACCGCAGTAAGACGCGGTCCAGTCCATCGGTCAAAGAATCCATTCTCATCTGGGGTATCATCCTCAGTAAGTGGTTGCTCCGACTTAGCCCAAAGGGTTTTCCAATCCTTTGGATTGTCTGCGTATTCTAATACGGCAGGCATGGACAAATATGACCACGGAACAATTCCGTCCGTGTAATGCTGTGTGTTACGAAGTTCTTTATATAGGTCGGTTGCAGATACGCGAGTTCCGACAACAAGAAGCTGACCCCCGCCTGGTGGTAGACGAGAGGCAACTTCTTGTCGAATCCATTCTTGTTGCTTTGCCCACTCTCCCGCATTAGAGAGAGTGACTACGTCGTCAAGTACGATTAAGTCGGCGCGAGCGCCGTATACTTGACCGCCCATACCGATAGCTTCAACGGTAGGGTCTTTAGCATCTGATTCGCGGACATCCGCTCCCAGATAAACTTTATTAGCCGACCACATGTCGGCGGTAGCTTTGTAACCATCGGTAGGACCAAAGGCTGCTTGTAGGTCAGCATACCGAGGATGAGTCAGGCGTTGCTTAATAGCATAGAGAAACTTCTTAGCCTGCTCTTGGGTTTTAGAAATAACAATCACATTGATGTTGGGATTTTTAACTATACGGTAGGTAACATAGTTAATTGTGATGGTCATAGTCTTGGCATGGTTTGGTGGAATATTTACCAAGAGGCGGGATAAACCCGCCGACCCTTTTTCGTAAGTCATCGCTGGATGTAACCAACGAGGTTCCTTACCTTCCAACATATCGACCACGTTAAGCATGTGGTCCCATACCTTGGCTCCCAGGTATTTCTCAGAAAACTCTGCAAAGTCAGATAGACCAGACCGAGCTTCATCAGCGAGGTCGGATGTTCTTAACCGAGCGTTATCTATATAGGCAGCGAAGCCTTCAGCTTCGCGCCTCTGGGTGTCATACCAAGAACGAGAACGACCAATAACCTTAAGGGCATCTACAATAGTGCGCCCTTGGCGCACCAAGTTAATCAGTTCTTTTCTGGCTTCTTCGGGGGTTAGGTTTCTTTCCAAGTCTTCTCCAGTAGCTGTAGGGGTCTACAGGGGTATAGACAGAAGTATCCCCACTATATGTTTTTAACCAAGTTAAAGCGGGCGTTAAGCCCGCGTTTACGGCTTCGTGGAACTCAGCCGTTACACTTATATAGGGGTCTAGAGCGTCGGCGTGTTTCAAGGGGTAAATCAAACTTTTTTTCTTGGTATAACAAAAGTCCTGGTCAGAGCTGGTTTTCTGGTGAAAATATTTTAGCTGATAGTGGGGGGCGGGCGGGGGGTGGACCTAAAAAACCCTGGGGTCGTCAAGGGCGCGGGCATAAAAAAAGGGGGCATGCGCCCCCATTCTCCCCACAAAAACGCTCGCCCACACAGGACAAACCCCTCCCCCACTGCTGTGAGAGAGGGGTGTCCGCTGACTATCCTATAGAGCGACCCTCTTCAATACTACGCGAAGCGTAGATGAAACTATGCTGACTTCCGCGACCCCGCGATTCTCCGCGATATCGAACACTACACCTACGCGACCCTTACCTAGTGGAACTAGGTCGCCAATCTGTGCGAACCTAACTGGAACTAACTCACAATCGGGCGCACAATCTAGGGATGGAATCCCATATTCGTGCTTTGCGTCCTGCACATATGCTGTGAGGTTTACGAGCAGATTATCGTGTGTCCATGCTGTTGTTGCCATTGTCGTGCCTTTCGTTGAAATCACCGAACCCAGCGTTCAGCGATGGAATACAGAATACACGAAGAGCCCCCATGCTGTCAAATTCAGCCTGATGACTGAGCGTAAATACGGCGTGTCTAACGTAGCACCTAACACATGACACATGACCCGACACACATGGCACATGACATACACGCCACACCCACATCACGCGCCTGTCTACACGCATAGCGTATGTGCTATTGACAGCTCGCACACGCATGGGCTATTCATTGCGTATACACACATCTCAAGATAGCAGAACATAGTTCTGCTTATATATGTCGAGCCAGTCGGAAATCCTGACGGCAGAAGGGAAACACCATGAGAAAAGTAGCAACCGAAACCCTAAGCGGTGTCGTGAAGAACGGCACTGTTCACATCAGCAAGGCGGACAACAAGCGAGTATTCGCCAAGGTTCGCATCACTACCAACACTGCCAAATCTTCGAAGAAGATTGAGCAGA